GTCCCAAAAGCGGAGCCTTGTTTGGGTAACAGATTCAGAAGGGTTTAAAAGTCTGGAATGCAAGGGGTATACGTCACTTTCACATAACCCGGAGATTATGACAGCGGTGGACACCCTGGCGCGTCTTATGGGTGCTATGACAATACATCTTATGCACAATACAGACTTAGGAGACGAACGAATAAAAAACGGGCTTTCCGAAGTGGTGGACATTCGGCCCAACCGGTATATGACCCGTTCAAATTTCGTCCACTGGATCATACGGACCCTATACCTGGAAGGAAACGGAAACAGCGTCGTTTATCCGTTCACAGAGGGCGGATATTTACGAGAGCTTGTTCCGATTCCGGCGGCGTTGACGGCTTTTGTACCGGCAGGGGAATGGGGATATAAAGTTGTCATAAATGGGATGGAATACGACCCGGACAACGTTCTCCATTTTGCCATAAACCCGTCCGACTATTTCCCATGGCTGGGGCAGGGCTACAGGATATCCCTTGCGGACGTAGCAAACAACCTGAAGCAAGCGGCGGCGACAGAAAAAGGGTTCATGGCTTCCAAATGGAAACCGTCCTTAATCGTCAAAGTCGATGCGCTAATAGATGAATTCTCGGGCAAAGAGGGAAGAAAAAAGCTCCTGGAAGAATACGTGGAGAGCGGCGGAGCCGGGGAACCGTGGCTCATACCAGCGGAGCAATTCAGCGTTGAGCAAGTAAAGCCATTAACGCTTTCCGATTTGGCCCTTGCCGACTTTGTGACCCTGGATAAACAGACGGTAGCAAGCATCCTCGGAATACCGCCTTTCGTCCTTGGCGTTGGAGAATTCAAGCGCGATGCCTGGAATTCGTTTATCGCGTCATCCTTGATGCCGCTTGCACAAAATATACAGCAGGAATTTACAAGAAAGCTCCTGTATGGCCCGGAGTACTATTTCCGGTTCAATCCCCGGAGCCTGTACAACTACGATTTGCGGGAGCTTGCCTCCGTTGCAGACGATCAGTACGTGCGCGGGATTATGACCGGAAACGAGGTGCGAGACTGGATCGGGCTCTCCCCGAAACAAGGGCTTGACGAACTTGTAATACTTGAAAACTATATCCCCTTGGGCATGATCGGGGATCAGAAAAAACTAAATGGAGGCGGTGAAAGCAATGAACAGACGGGCGGTATCGGTTGATACCGATTTTTTGACCCGCGAGGAAGACGGGCGGCGATTTATTGAGGGGTATTTCGCTGTTTTCGGTTCTTTTTATAACCTCTGGGAAGATGCGCGGGAAACCATAGACCCCGGCGCGTTCAATCTGGGCCGTGATACGGACGTTCGGGCCCTGACTAACCACGATACGACCCTTGTTCTGGGGCGCACGACAGCGGGCACCCTTCGCCTTTGGGTGGACGAACGGGGGCTATATGGCGTGATAGAGCTGAACGAAGCGGACCAGGATGCCGTGAACCTTTACGAGCGCGTAAAGCGGCGGGACGTGACGCAATGTTCCTTTGGCTTTGATATCCTGGACGATATGCCCATAACGGAAAACGGAAAAACCGTATGGCATTTGCGCGACGTGAAGCTATACGAAGTATCGGTTTGCACGTTTCCGGCATATGAAGAAACCGGCGTACAGGCCCGAAAAAAGGAGCTGGAAACGATCAACAAAAGAAAGGGCGAAGCATGGGCCCTTGAAATGAAAAAGAAACTGAAAGGAGAAACGGCATGCTGAAAACCCTGATGATGCGGCGAGAGATCGACCGCAAAAAGAAGGAACTGGAAGAAATCCGCGCGAAAGACGCGGATTTTTTGACCCGTGAAGCGGATCTGACCAACGCAATCAATGAAGCGGCGGAGGGCACGGACGAAGAACGGGAAGCGGTGAAGGAAGAAGTCGAGAAATACGACAGTGACAAAGCCGCCCACGAAGAGCAGAAAGAAAATCTGCAAAAGGAAATCGAAGAGCTTGAGGGGCAGCTCTCCGACATAGAGCGCAACGCCCCCACCCCCAACAAACCCGAAAGAAAAACCGAAAGGAGACACGAAAACTTGACTATCAACATTCGCAAGCTGCCCGCTAACCAGCGGGCCTTTGATGCCCTGCCCATGGAGCAGAGAAACGCCATCCTGGCCCAGGATGATGTGAAAACCTTCCTTGCCCAGCTTCGTTCCATGAAGGGACAGAACCGGGCTATTTCCGGCGGTGAACTGACCATCCCCCTGGTTTTCCTGGACATAATCAGCGAGAACGTGTTCCGGTATTCGAAGCTGATGAACCGGGTACGGGTCCGCACGGTGAACGGCGAGGCCCGCCAGGTGATCGGCGGCACCGTTCCCCCTGCCGTCTGGACGGAGTGCTGCGGCGCGTTCAATGAGCTGCAGTTCGTGTTCAATGCCGTTACGGCTGAATGCTACAAGGTGGCCGGTTTTGTCCTGGTGTGTAACTCCCTTCTGGCTGATTCCGATATCAACCTTGCCGGGGAAATCCTGGAAATGGTCTCGGAGAGCATCGGCCTTGCTAAGGATATGGCTATCCTGTACGGCAAGGGCGGCGCAAGCAAGATGCCTACCGGCATTGTGACCCGCCTTGCCCAGCAGAGCAAACCCGCAGACTACCCCGCCAATGCTCCTGCGTGGGTTGATCTTCACTCCACCAATATCGTTTCCATTTCCGCCGACCTGACCGGCGCGGCTTTCTGGGCTGCCCTCCGTGTCGCAACCGGGAAGACCTTCACGAAGTACAGCCGGGGCGAGCTGTTCTGGGCCATGAACTCCAAAACCTACGCGCTTTTGGAAAGCAAGGCCATAGCGACCACCGTGACTGGCGAATGGGTTGCCCTTATCGGCGGCAGGCTGCCTATCGTTTCCGGCGACGTGGATGTGCTGGAATTCATCCCCGATGGGGATATTATCGGCGGTTATGGCGATCTGTACCTCTGGGCGCAGCGGTCCGGTATGGAGCTGGGCACGGAAATGAACGGATTCACCCTTCGCGTCACTGATAATACCCTGTTCTGGGGCAAGGAAAGGGCGGACGGTATGCCCATCATCGCGGGCGCGTTCGTGGCAATCAACATTGCCGGGCAGAGCGTGACTACCGAGATCCCGTTCCCCGGCGATATCGCCAACGACGCGGCCCTGCAGGGCTTGACGATCGGCTCCCTGACCCTTTCGCCCACTTTCGCGGCTGACACCATGACCTATACGGCCTCCGCCGCGAACAACGTCTCCTCCGCCGTCGTCACCGCAACCGCGAATGAACCTGGCGCGGAAATTTCCATTTCCGTGACCTCCGGCAGCACCACGAAGAACGTCAACAACGGCGCGGCTGCCGCCTTGGCCGTGGGCGCAAACGTGATCGCCGTCACCGTGAAGAAGGGCAACGCGACTCGCGTTTATAGCGTGACCGTGACCCGTGCCGCGTCCTAAGAGGTAGCCCATGGAAACGGCCCTGCTTCTTTCTATGCTTAAAGTAGATTTAGGCATAAAACAAACTACGGCATACGACGACCGTTTGGGGCAGGTCCTTACCTCCGCTATACAGGATATTAAACAGGCCGGGGCGTCCGATTTGGACACCCTGGCCAATCCGGCGGACGCACAGCTGGTTGTAATGTATGCCGCGTGGCTATGGCGGAAACGCGACACGATGGAAGGTATGCCGCGCATGGTCCGGTATGCGCTGAACAACAGAGTATTTTCATATAAGGCAAGGGCGGGCAGTTAAATGGATGCAGTGATATACCTACTGACCACCACCGCTTCCGAAAAGAACAAATTCGGCGTATATCAGCAAACCAAAGAGGCACGGGAGGTATTCTGTCAAGTGGACAGCGTAACCCGTGCCGAATTCTTTGGCGGCGGCAGGAATGGGCTAAATCCGCAATATAAATTCACCATGTTTTCGGGCGACTACGAAGGGGAAGACACCGTTATATATAACGGCCTACCTTATGGCGTATATCGCACGTTCAACCCGGAAATGGACCGTGTGGAGCTATATTGTGAACGGAAAGGCGGGACAAATGGCCTCACGCAAGATCAAGCCCCTGGACTTTGACAAAGCCATAAAAGAAGTCCTGACAGAGTACGGCGAGGCAGTCCAGGAGGTTATGGGAGAAGCTATAGAAGGGGTAGCGGATAAAGCAGTAAACAAACTGAAATCCGTTGAAACCTTTTCACCAAACGGAAACCCCACCGGGGCCTATTCCCGTTCATGGGTATCGGAAGAAGTGAGAACCGGCAGGCTTTCAAAAAAGCGCATAATTCACAACCCGGAACACTACAGGCTGACCCACCTACTGGAAAAGGGACACGTTTTACGAAACGGGACGGGGCGGACCTTTGGCCGTGTCCCCGAATATCCGCATATCGCGCCCGTAAATGACTACGTAGCCGAAGAACTCCCGAAAGAAATAGAAAGGCGGATCAGCAAGTGACCTATGAATCATTAAATACGATTATTGCAAGCATCGGCTTGCCTTATGCGTACAATGAATTCCCAGAAAACACACAGCAGACACCGCCTTTCATCTGCTTTCTTTTTGACGACAACTCCGCCGACCTTATGGCCGACAACACGAACTATCAAGCTATCCGGCCCCTGTCTATTGAACTATACACAGACAATAAAGACTTTGCGCTGGAAATGACCATAGAGGCAGCCTTGAAAGCGGCGGGCCTACCCTTTGCGCGTTCCGAAACCTACATCGAAAAAGAACGCATGTACCAAATAACATACGAAAGCGAGGTTTTAATCTCTAATGCCTGACAGCAATAAACTAACCTTTGGTCTTTCGCGGCTGGCTTTTGCAGTCGCTACTATTGCGGACGACGGATCGGCTACCTACGCAACGCCCATCGAAAACCCCGGCGCAATTTCCATTTCCCTGGACCCGCAAGGGGATCTGCGTCCTTTCCGGGCCGATAATATGGACTACTACGTATTCGACGACTTCACCGGATACCAGGGCGACGTGGAAGTGGCCCGTTTCGTGGACGCTATCATGGCCGCGATCTGGCATGAGGCCACGGCTGCCAATTCGATCAAGTACGAAGCGACCGGCCTTGAAGCCGTCCATTTCGCCGTGCTGTTCGAATTCAAGAACGACGCGAAGCGGACCCGGCACGTTTTTTATAATTGTGTCGGCACCCGTCCTTCCGTCGCGTCCGCGACGACCAGCGAGACGGTGGAACCGCAGACCGAAACCACTACCCTTACCGCTACCCCGATATACGTTCCCGCGATCAGCAAGAACGTAATCAAGGCGCGCTGCGAGGAAGGCGACGCGGCCTATAACAATTGGTATACGGCTGTAGCACAGCCCACCGCGTCCGTGTAAAAAAGAAAAAGGAGGGTGAAAAATGTATAAGGTTGTAACAATCGGGGATAAAGAAGTCCCCATGCTTTCCCTGGCCTCTGTAGATGTGTTTTATCGGCAAATTTTCCATAAGGACCCGCAAAAAATCCAAAGCGCAGAGGACTTCGGTGGCGTTCAATCGCTTGAATTCGTTTTTGAGATGGCGTTCGTCATGGCAAAACGGGCTGAAGGGCTCACAAGGCAGCAGATGGCCCAGCTCACCGAGGACGACTTTGAAGCGTGGCTGGACGATAAAGACCGGGGCGGCCTATATGACGCGGTAGCGGATATATGGGCCACGTACAACGGGCAGCAGGCGGCAACTTCCGACGCTAAAAAAAACGGCGACAGTTAGACCGCCAAATGACAACGGGGCTTTTCCTCCTACGGGCCGTCCAGATGGGGCTGCATTTAGACGATCTGGACGGCCTGGAATATGGGGTAGTCCTGGACATGATGATTGAAGCGGATAACGACGACTACAAATATAAAGAAATAGCAAATCAAGAGGATTATGACCGCTTCTAAGAGGTTTTATATATGGCAAGTGGAAGAATTCAAGGAATCACCATAGAGATTGACGGCAATACCACAAAGCTTTCACAATCTCTTAAAAGCGTTGACGGGCAGATAAACGAAACACAAAAAGCCCTTAAAGATATAAACAAGCTTTTGAAGCTTGACCCCGGAAACGTTGAGCTGCTTACACAGAAACAAAAAAACCTTACCGGGGCAATAAACAACACGACAAAGCGGTTAGACGAGCTGAAAGCCGCACAAAAGAACGTAGCGGAGGGAACCGACGAATGGGACCGGCTGCAACGTGAAATAATAGCCACCGAACAGGATCTGGAGAGCCTAAAGGACCAATATAGCGACTTCGGATCCGTGGCGGCCCAGCAAGTGGCGGCAGCAGGCCAAAAAATGGAGGACTTTGGTAACAAAGTCACAAAGGCCGGGGAAGCCTTTATGCCTATATCTAAGGCGGCTACAGCGGCCCTTGGTGCTTTGGGCGGTATGGCATATAAGGCAGTATCATCTGCAGATGAGCTTGCGACTCTTGCCCAGCAGACCGGCTTTACCACAGACGAGATACAAAAGATGCAGTATGCCGCCGATTTGGTGGATGTGTCTTTCGAAGATATAGAAGGAGCCCTTAAAAAACTAAAGCCGAAAATCACCGAGAACAATAAGGCTTTAGCTGATTTGGGAGTCTCTACCAAAAACGCCGACGGGTCCACGCGGGACGCGACGGCGGTTTTTTATGATGCAATAAAAGCCCTGTCAAAGATTCCGAACGAAACGGAACGAGACCAAAAAGCCATGGAGCTTTTCGGGAAATCGGCTGACAGTTTGGCCGGAATAATTGACGATGGAGGCGCGGCCCTGAAAGCCTATGGGCAGGAGGCCGAGGACCTGGGGCTCATCATGGGTGAAGATACCGTAGAAAGCTTAAACAAGGTAAACGACACCTTGAGCAAGCTAAAAGGGCAGGCAGGCGGCGCGCTTGCGAAGCTGGGCGCGACCGTTGCGGA